TGGCAAGTGAGACAGGGTTCGAACCCGCGACCCTCGGTTTTGGAGACCGATGCTCTACCAACTGAGCTACTGCCCTTTTCGGACGTATAATAAAGGCAGAAAACGAATTATTTCGTTTCCTTATGTAATGTATGTTTGCGATCCCACCTGCAGTATTTACGTACTTCCTTACGTTCTGTTTTTAATTTTTTGTTGCGGGAAGTAGTATAATTCCTGCGTTTGCACTCAGTGCATTCCAAGTGGATCGTGTCTCTCATATTTTCATTACCTTAAAAAACTACTATAAAAAATTGGAGCCTGAGAGCAGGATTGAACTGCCGACCTCTTCCTTACCAAGGAAACGCTCTACCACTGAGCTACCCAGGCTTAAAACTCATACTGTTATAAGCTCTTGAAGCCGTGGTGGGGAGAGAAGGATTCGAACCTTCGAAGGCGTAGCCGTCAGATTTACAGTCTGATCCCGTTGACCGCTTGGGTATCTCCCCATGCTGGAGCTGGCAATAGGACTTGAACCTACAACCTGCTGATTACAAATCAGCTGCTCTACCAGTTGAGCTATGCCAGCATGAGTCAAACATATAATTCTGTATTGTTACTTTAATTATGTCAATAGAAAACGTAATTTATCTGTTTTTTACTACTCCTACAATGCAGACAAAATGTTATATTGGCACCGAACAAAATGAGCAGCACAATTATGCAGCGGCCAAGGAGACTTCAGAAGAAACAGATGTTTTAAAGTCCGGAAGTTTGATCGTGTGATCTTTGCTGAACTGATAATCCCGGAAAACTTCTTCAGCACGAAGTAACTGATATTTCCCGTTTTCAAGTTTGTGAGTAGTATCTTTTAGACGGTAGACATTATGTCCGCATGTCCAAATTCTGAATTTCCGGAATTGTGTACAGAGGCACGTTTTATCCAGAACAGATATTTTACCCTCATTTTTCTCAAGTTCGCGATTGTAGGCATCGACGTACTGACAGTGTCCACTGTTGTCTAAAATATAACCGAAAGCTTCGCAATTTGGCCGGATACCATCAGCAATTCCAGGAGATTGACTAAGCATTCGCATTGGGTAACCAGTCGGTGAAATGGTATTGACAATAATATCTTCCTCAACTGCTTCTAAGTAGTGATGCTTTGTTTTTTCAGGTAATCCACACTCATTTGTAACTGTAAAGCGTGTAGCTACCTGAACAGCGGAAGCCCCGGATTCCAGGAATTCAACAGCATCAGTTCCTGTGAAAACTCCGCCAGCAGGAATAACAGGGATATCCAACTCGTTTTCACTCAAGAAATTCAGAACATCCTGAACTATTGTTTTAAGATCATATTCTTGCCAGTCATCTACACCGAAGCCAAGATGTCCTCCTGCTAAAGGTCCTTCAACCGTTATATAGTCGGGAAGTCTCTTAAATTTTGCTGCTCGCTTGAGAAAGGGGCGCAGAGCACGCGCAGAAGATACAATGACTCCAACGAGTACATCTCGAAATCGAGGATGTTCCTTCATAAGTTCTATCGAGCCTAAATGCAGACCTGCACTTAGGGTGATCCCGTCAATACCTGCATCCATTGCTGCGAGTAAACGAGCCTGTAGTGTGTCACGTGAGCTGTTCATGGTCAGCTTTTCCATGCAGTTTATGAAAATGACACCGTCCCCTTTTTTTGCATCCATAGTACGTCCAACAAAAAGTCTCTGGGCTTCGGCCAGTCGTTCCAAGTCAAATTGCACGACAGATTTATCTATGCTGCCTATATTGAATTTATATTTTTTTTGTTTCTCCTGCACATAATTTGTCTGAAAACGCCTGTCTGAAACTGTGGGAACCATGGCATCAGAAATGTGCCCAATTCCACCCAAACGGGCGGCCTCTAAAGCAAGTTCAGCTGTAGAAATGTCAACACCCATTCCACCGACAAAAATGGGTACATATTCCTCTCCTCCGAGCTTTAATCGAAAATCATCTACTGCTTTGCTCATCTTTCATCCTTTTTTTACTGTTTGGCAATCAATATAATTGCCTGGAGTTGGAAAATTTAATTTGCCATAATTGAATATCCGCAATCTACATATATTACCTGCCCCGTAATACCGGAGGAGGCTTCACTAGCTAAAAATATAGCAGTTTGCGCTACTTCGTCCTGTGTTACGGTTCTTTTCATTGCTGAATGTTCAGCACCGATTCTCATCAATTCTGCAAAATCCTTAATTCCTGCAGAAGACAAAGTTCTGATTGCCCCGGGAGAAATGACATTCACTCGAATATTATCTGGTCCTACTTCCTTTGCCAGATAGCGGGAAGAAGCTTCTAAAGAAGCTTTTGCTGGACCCATCACATGGTAATGTGGAACTGCCAGCTTCGAGCCAATAAAACTCATACTTAGAATACTGCCGCCTCCGCGCTTTTTCATCATGGGGATAACACCCTCTGCCAGAGGTAACAGAGAAAATGCGCTGATTTCATGTGCTTTGGCAAAACCACCCCTGCTGGTGCCTGAGAATTCGACTTGCAGGTCTTTTTGGTCAGCAAAAGCTAAACTGTGAACTAAAAAATCTAGTTCACCCCAATGATCATTCAATGCGTCGATTAAGGACTTGATCGAACTATCATCAGAAACATCGCATTCCCGAATCAAAGTTGCATTTACTTTTTTTCCAAGTTTTTTAACATTTGCCTCAAAACGCCCTTTGGGATCGGTAAGAAAAGTCAATGCCAATTCAGCACCTTGTTTATGAAAATGCTCGGCAACCGACCATGCTATACTGCGTTGATTGCCAACTCCAAGAATAACTCCTTTTTTTCCAGATAAATCGTTCATTTTATTAGTCCTGATTTTGATAAAATTAATTAAAACATTAATTAAAGAGAACCCTAAAATATGGAGAGATAAATTTAAGAAAACTATCTATCAAACAGCTAGAGATATGGTGGAATTAGAAGATAAATTCATTGATTTAGCCTTTGAAATGGGTGGTATAAGAGGACTTACTTCTGATGAAGTAAAGAAATATATAAGATATATAGCGGATAGAAGACTGCTTCAGCTATCATTAAAACCTAATTATGGTGTCAAAGATAACCCTTTAGGGTGGTTAGATTGGGTATTAAATGGAGTTGAACACGCTAATTTCTTTGAGAACAGAGCAACTGAATATAACAAAGGAGCTACAACGGGCAAGTTATGGAACTAAAGTGCCCTTTTTAGAAGAATAATATGGACGAAAATGAAGATTTAGTTTTACCTCACAAGTCAGAAGACTTGGTAAAGCTATTGAATAAACTATATCCTGAGAAGTCACCTAATTTAAAAGATGATACTAAGACTATCTATTTTAAAGCAGGTCAAAGGGACGTAGTACGATTCATTAATACATTACAAGAGAGGATAAAATAATACTATGTGTATGTCAGCACCAAAGATGCCACCTGCACCTATTCAACAAGCACCCCGTCAAGTGGTGTCTCAAGCAGTAGAAGCAGTGGACAGACCTATTGAATTAGTAACAGCCGATAAAGATATTAAGAAGAAAAAGAAATTAGCTTCTAAAAGAGGCACATCTGCTTTACAAACTGGATTGAACACTTCAACAGTTGGTTCAAGTTCAGGCGTATCTTATACAGCTTAACAAGGATATAAATGGCAACTAAAAAGAGCAACGAAACAATGCTACAGGTTAATCCTACAGCAAAAGAACGATATTTAAAACTAAAAGATAAGAGAGAAAAATTTGTAGACAGAGCTCAAGAATGTAGCGAATTAACAATCTCTTCTTTAATACCCACAGATGGTTTCAATTCTTCTACAAAATTATACAACCCCTTCCAATCGGTAGGAGCGAGAGGCGTAAACAATTTAGCGTCTAAGCTACTTCTTTTATTACTACCACCCAATTCCCCCTTTTTTAGACTAGCAGTAAGTGGCAAAACAAAAGAAGAACTTGAACAAAATAAAGAATTAAAAACTGAAATAGAAAAATCTCTAGCAAATATTGAAAGAGAAGTTTCTAAAAAGATTGAACAGTTAGCTTTAAGAGTTAGTGTATTTGAAGCTCTTAAACACTTAATAGTATCAGGAAATGTATTAACTTATCTTCCTAAAGCTGGAACTATGAGAGTATTTCCTATCACTCATTATGTATGTAATAGAGATGCTTCAGGAAATGTATTAGAAATAGTTATTAAAGAAAGTATTAGTCCATTAAGTCTTCCTCTTGAAGTGATGGAGAAAGTAGTAAGAGACCCTGAGTATAAAAAAGATGAAGACATAGAATTATATACACATATTTACAGATTAGAAAATAATAAATTTTATATTTGTCAAGAAGTAAATGGAATGAAAATTCCTGAATCAGTAGGAAATTTTACTAAAGACCAAATGCCTTACGCCGCTTTAAGAATGGTTAGAGTTGATGGTGAAGATTATGGTAGAGGATATGTTGAAGAATTTTTAGGAGATTTAAAATCATTAGAAGGATTATCAAGAGCACTTGTTGAAAGTGCGGCGGCTTCTTCTAAAATAGTATTTATGGTTAAACCTAATTCTGTAACAAAGAAAAGAGATTTAGCTCTTACTAGAAATGGTGATATTATTACTGGTTCTGAAGATGATGTCTCTGTATTACAGGCACAAAAACAATATGATTTACAAGTAGTTGAAAGAAGTATTGCTAAATTAGAAGAGCGTATGTCTTATGCTTTCTTATTACATACTGCAATACAAAGAGATGCTGAAAGAGTAACAGCTCAAGAAATTAGATATATGGCTGAACAATTAGAAACAGCTATGGGTGGAGTATATTCATTATTATCACAAGAGTTTCAATTACCATTAGTTAAAATACTAATGAAACGTATGCAAGAAGCAAAAGAAATTCCACCATTACCTAAAGATTCAGTTACACCTACAATTATTACAGGTATTGAAGCATTAGGTAGAGGAAATGATTTACAAAAATTAAGAGAATTTGTGGCTGAGATAGTTAATCTAGCTCAGGTTAATCCACAAGTAGTTCAATCGTTAAATTCTTCGGATTTAATTAAACGTATCGCTACCAGTTTAGGTATAGAGATGGAAGGTTTAATTAAGACTGAGGAAGAATTAGCGGCTGAGCAAGAAGCTATGCAACAGCAACAACAACAACAGCAGATGATGCAAATGGCTGAGAAAGCCGTTGCTCCCGTTGCAGGTAATATGACGAAACCACAATAATTAGGAGAAAAAATTTATGGTAGATAAAGTAGAAGTACAAAGTGCTGAAACTACTGCGGATAAACCAGTGGAAGAGACAAAGCCTACACAAAGTAAACCTGAAGGTTTGCCTGAAAAATTCAACTCAGTTGATGAATTAGTCAAATCGTATTCAGAATTAGAAAAAAAACTTGGTGAGCAATCTCAACCTACTGAACAATCAGTAGACCCAGTTTCAAAGACTGAAGTAAAAGAAGAAGTAAAAGCAGAACAACCTAAATCTGATTTAGATATAGCTACAAAGGCTGTAGATAGTGCAGGTTTAAATATGGAAACACTCTCTGAAGAGTTTGCTAAAGATGGTAAACTTGCTGATGGTTCTTATAAATCATTAGAAAAAGCAGGGATTCCAAAAGAATATGTGGACAGATTTATTGCAGGACAACAAGCAATAGCTGACCAACAATCAGCAACAGTTAAAAACTTAGTTGGTGGCACAGAGTCATATGATAATATGTCTGAATGGGCTAGTCAAAATTTAACTGAAACTGAAAAACAGGCTTACAATACTGCGGTAAACAGCAAAGATTTAGAAGCTGTGAAGTTAGCAGTAGTAGGACTTAAAGCAAGATATGCACAATCAACAGGAAGTGAACCTACATTAGTTGAAGGTAAAGCATCTCCTAGTGCAGAGCAAGGTTTTGCATCTTGGGCTCAAGTGACACAAGCGATGTCCGACCCTAGATATGCTAAAGACCCTGCTTATCAAGCTGAAGTAAAAAATAAACTAGCTAACAGTAAAATCTAATAGAGGATAATACAATGGCGAAAAAGAAAAAAAAGAAAAAAGATAAGAAGAAGAAAAAGAACAAAAAGAAAAAGAGGTAGTATATGTTTTTATACGCTTTAAAGAAAAAGTATGAAGCAGAGATTGCTGAACATACTTCGGTTGTTGATACTTACTTAAAAAATCCAGTAGGTATTCCTGACCACGACAATATTCTTGAAACAATTAAAAATAGATATGATAAATTAACCATATCTACTCAAGCGTTAAAGAATATAAACGACCTTCTTGATAAGGCTCAAGAAGCTGAGAAGAAAGATAAAAAATAGTTGTGCAACGCTTATGCGTGGCAACTGCCAAGTAAAATAAGTAGATTAACTTGACCTTCCTGCGGGAAGACAATTTAGTATAAGAAGCTGAAAGTACAAGGCTTTTATTAACTAACCATAAATCAAAGGAGATTATTATGGCGGCGGCAACACCAGCGAGTATACCTCAGGTAAACTCAACAGGTACAGAAGACGCTTTGTTTCTAAAAGTTTTTGCGGGAGAAGTTCTTACTTCTTTTGACAGAGCTTCAAAAACAGGCGGAGCAGAGATGGTTCGTTCTATCTCTAATGGTAAATCAGCAACCTTCCCAGTTATTGGCAGAATTGCGGCGGCTTATCATACAGCAGGAGCAGAAATTTTAGGC